TTGTGTATTAACACTATCATCAAATAAATCTGACGATACAAGAATAGCATTCGGCATAATCGGTCTATGTCAAGTCAGGCCGGTTCTATTCCGTGCGTAGCTGAAACAAGGAAGTCCCAGGACAAATCCTCAATGTCCTGAAGGCTTCCATTGTAGTTAAAAAATTCGTTGATTTGATTTTGCAAATCTGCTGGGAGAATCACAACACCCGGAAGTGTTGATTGATTGTTGTTGTTCATGATATTGGACTTTATAAGTTTAGGAGCAACAAAAAAAACGGCGTTGCTTATACCGTATTGTCCAACCTCATGAAAGGCAATGGTGTTCAAACCATTATACGTTACAGCAACGCCGTTCATTTATGAATAGCATTGTAGAATATGTCAGGCACAAAAAAAGCCTATACTAATAGTTAGGCAACTACTGGCCTTTCATGAAATTGGACATTACAAATGTATGAAAGGATTTTGTAAATGCAAATAATTTCTGTTATTTATTTTATTTGATTTGCAAATTCTTTTTCAAATACTCCCGTAGACTTTGCATTATAAAAATGTGAATAATTTCCTTTTTGATGAAGGGCAACTATATTTGCCAACCTTACATTTATTTCTGTTTTACCGCCAGCCTCTCTTAATCTTATAGTAAAGTTGCAACTAATTTTTGTTGGGTGAATTGGCTTATCGGCTATCTTACCCCAAAAGTCAAGTACTGCCCATGCCTTATGGTCCTCCGGCTTTTGCGCGGTTTCAAAGCAATATTTGCCAAATAATTCATAATCAGACGACACAATTATTCCACTTGCTTTATCTATACTATTAATAACTATCCCTTTGTTTGCAAGTAAGTCAATAACCCTATTCCATACCTCATTATACGATTTTTCTGAATACTCAATAACTGAAGAGTCTTGGTATTTGCCCACCAGCGGGGAGGTGGTAACCGAACAGCCACACAACAAGCATATGCACATAATTAGTGTGAAACATTTTTTCATATTTTGGAAGATTTTAAATTAAAGGAACAATAGTAATAAAAAAAACGAAAACAAAAAAGCCCGCGAAATAAGCGGGCGTAAAAAGTAAGTATATTTGGATTACGATAATAACTCTTCAAGTACTATACCCCCGACGATATAATTAAAAGGGTTTATTCCTGGGGTGGCTTCTCTTTCCTGTGGCTGTTCTTTTGCAGGGATAAAGGCAACCGCGCATCTGCAGTTACAGCAATTAGACGCACCCCCAGCCGGGTCTCCGGGGAATAACATTTTTTTGCCACCAACATTAAAGTGGCTTCCTTGCGGTATTGGTTCGCTATTGAGCATAGATAAATGGGCGTCACGGGTTCGCGAATCCCTTGTGGCTATCCAAACCTTTTCAAGAACTAAACGTGTCTGCCTGGCTCCGAATTGCGCCCCTAGCGAGGCCGCTAAGGTTGTTTCTGTTCTTGATATTAGCAAGGCACGGGATTTAACTATTGAAGGTGTCTTTTCACGGATCAACCGGGCAGTTGCCCTTACGTCTAAGTTCCGGTTATTTGCTTCAACCAAAATACTTCTAATTTGCTTTCTTGTTTCGTCGGTAATGCCTTTTATCCTATCTGCTATTATCGGTTTATCTAATAACTGCGAAATAAGCATTTTATAGGACTCCGACATAAAACCTACACTCATGCCGGGCGATTCGCGTTTAATTGATTTTAAGTTTTTATACACCCAGTCGGCAAAATACATACCGGTGTTTAGGTATAGCTCCGATAATATTTCTTTGAACTGTGATTCACTGATAAATTGCACGGCAAAGTCAGCGCGATTGATTCCGCCCTGCTCTAACGCCTGCAAGGCTACGTTGAGATAGGAACGCAATAACCTAGCCACTAAACGGTCGTTCTCCCCCGTTCCGTTTAGCGGAGCGAACTTGTTTAGTTTTTTATGGTACTTATGCCAGTATTCAGACTTTTCCTGTTGTGTCATTGTATGTTCCGTCATTCGGTATATAACCTATATCCCAATAAGATTGTGGTAAATTGGCTCTTTCGTCCTCAATTGGGTCGTAATCAATCCACGCGCGTTTTTCATTGTCAGAAAGAAAAGGCATTTTTTCAAGTGCTTCCGCCTGTACCTTAATGTCCTCACTAAATTCTTCAAAAACGTCAAAATCAAATTGAAGCGTCAGGTCTTTTCCAAAAGTTGGAATTAAAAAATCGTCGTGTGCCTCGCAAACTTCACGCATGACTGGGAATACAGCATCTCTTAATGATATTTTACCTACCTCTTTAAGGTTGTTGTAGCTGGACGATTCCTGCGAACCCATCAGTACCGGGCTAATGTGCCAAACCGCGCAAAGTATTTCAATAATAGACTTCTGAGCTTCGTTGGTGCGTGATTCGGAAAGTGGGGTGTCTATCTTTATTGAATCAAGCGGAAAACCTGTTATAGCTACATTCTCTCTGTTTTTTTGTTTCAGGCGTTTAAATATCCTACTGATAAAACCTTCCTTTTCTTCTGGCCCCTGATTTTCAAAAGCCTCTGAAACTTCTTTATCTCGAGGGAATATAATAGTGCTTGAATCGCCCGTTTGAAAGCCGTACAGCTCGCGTTCTTTCGATGCGTTGTAGGTGTCAATTTCTTTTAAAGCAACTTTAACCCGCGGAGTGCCGTATAAAAATGAACCTTGGCTATCGTAGTTAAACGAATGGCTGCGTAAAAGCATTACATCCTCGGCAAGAAATTCCTTAGTGTAGTCATTTCCTTTAATTTTGTAGCCTCTAATTGGGTCGAAAGACGTGCCTCCTATGATTTCTGTTTGATATGCGGGCAGAGGGTATAGTCCTTCAAACTTACCGGCATTTAATCCGCTTGTCAGCCGGTTACCCCAGATTGGTTGAAAACCTGATACGTCCATGGTAGACACAATATGATAGATATACTGCTTCCAATTAAATAAAGGCGAAGGCTGTTTTAGTATCTTCTTTAACTTACCGTAGGTTCTGTCGTCAACGCTTATTCCTGATAGGTCAATCTCTTCATAAGCCGCTGATTTTAAAGCGGCGAGTTTCTTCAGCTCATATTTTTCTACATATATCCCGTTCCATTTTTTGTATTCCTTAGCTGCTGAGGTGTCTTTAATTTTGTAGATTTCCGGTTTAATCTCACAGGCCCTGCTTGCTTTCCAGTCTATTAAAGCATAGATAAGCGCATTAGTATCGAATATCTTTGAATACTTTTCAAGATTATACGGGGTAGTAACGGGCATACCCCTTAACGGCAAGCTGAATACAGCTGCGTTGTAAAGATTTGTAGATTGATTGCTATCTGCTTTTAACGTAGAGTCAAAACGGAGTTTTCCCATATCAAAAATAAAGATTATGGGCGCAGACTAATTGTGCTTTTTGGAGAGAATGTGCGAATATAAAACAAATACTATAATCAAACAAATTAATAAGCCCCTAAATCAAATTTAGGCTTTGACAAATAACTAACGGCATACCTGGCGGCGTCAATTCCGTGATTAAACGCGTCTATGGGCATGTTTAAAGACTTACCGGCTTTATCTTTTTGCCAAACATAATTTCTTAACTCTTTAATCAGGTTGACACTTCTTTTAGTAACCCTTATCTTTTTTTGCTGCAAATAGTCTATTCCAAAAATTACCGAATCTTTTCCTTTTAAAGCTGGCTTGATATTATACCCACCAAACTTGATTTCATCAATACTTTTAGGCTCTGAGCTGTCAGCTATTATTAAATCTCTACCAATCCTATTTTCGTTTAGCAATCTTTTTATGTCTGAATTAAGCAACCCTGTCATGTAGAAAACCTCATCCAGTATAATTTCCTGATTGTATTCATAACAAGACACTAGAGCTGATGGGTCATTAGTATAGCCAAAATCAAGTCCGTGCGAAATTAGTTTGGCATTGTCCGGCACATGGTCTATTTGTGTCCAATTGTTAAAAACAACACCTTCCAAGCTCCCTATCTCCCCTAATCCGTAAACCCTATACCAGTTTTTCCAAAATTCAGACGTTTCCGCCTTTTCCTTTGCCTTTAAAATAAAGTTTAGCGCGCTTTCCGGGCAAGCCTCATTGTCAAGGTAATTAATAGTTAAAAAGTCAACATCGCTGTCTCCCAGTAACTCTTCGTGAAACCAAAATGTGTTAGTTGGGTTCCAGTCTAAATACACAAACTTCTTAGTTCTTGACGATAACTCTGTAAATGCGTGAAAGGTCATATTGTTGCTTTCATTCATGTACAATATGTCTCTTCTTGCCCCTCTTAATTTTGAATCATCGTCAGCTGAAAAGAACTCACAAAACGAACCGTTAGCAAACGTGTAAACCGAATCTGTTTTATTATACCCTTCATTTCTCCATCTACCCGTTTCCATCATAATCTTTTTAAAATCCCTTAACGCTCCTCTTTTGATATGTGGCATTGATTCAGCCACAATTGAACATTCTGTTAAAGGATTCTTGGCGCAATAGTCAATAATAATTGGGAGTATGCCGTATGTTTTTCCGGCTGATGTACCTCCTTGAATCCCTCTTATGAACTTCTTTAAAGAGAGTATCTTATTAATTGCTGTTGTGCGCTGAAAACTCATTGTTATACTGACTCGGGGAATAGGGGCTGTTCTTTAACCTCTACACTTAACTTGCTTTCTGACTTGCCAAACAAATAATCTCTCATGTCAGCCAAAGCCCTGCCCCTGGACTGCTCATTAGTCATTTCGGCTATAATTAACCTGATTGCAAGGGGTTGTTTGTCGTCGTCGGCGATTTCCTGTATTTTTACCTCGTCGATGGACAACAGTAGGGAATATGCCTCCATTAATTGACTTTTTGTCAACGGCTCGTACCCTTCCTTTTTTAGTTGGGTATTAAGCAAAGAAAACGACTTTTTAGGTCGTCCGTGTGGATTATTAGTTTCCCCCTTTTCAGGTATTTTTAGCCTTCCGCCGTTTCTTCCTTCAATTTCTCTCATAACGTTGTATTTACGTTGAAACAATTATGACCCCTGTCTTCGCGGGGTTCTTCTTGCTACTGCCGAAGGCTTTCCTTTTCCTGCCTTTCTGGCATCGTTTATTCGTTTAAATCCGTTGCTACCGCTTGCCATAATTTTTTATTTCTTAGTGATTTATTTCTATAAAAACTGGTGCTTTTGTGATTGATTGTATTGTATGTATCTACTATACTTTTCTGAAACTCAAATGTAAAATCATACAAGGTTTTGGACTCCTCAACGATAAACTGTTCAATATTTGACGAACTCCTTAGGTTTGCCGACCCGTGAATACAAATAAACTTGCCGCACTCTGTTTCGAAAATACATAGCTTGCAATGGGTACCGGCTGCTGCTAACTGAAAGCAATTGTCAATATCAAGCTGTTCGTATATGTATGGCACCAAGTTGCCTTTTTCGTGTGCAAAAAAATAGTCGGAAACAATTAAATCTAAACTTTCTAAGTAATTGCCGTCAAACAGGTTTCTTAGGCTATCTACATTATTCTCAGACATTGATAAAGTAGATATTACCATTTTCTTTACTAGGTAATTGTTTTTTACTATCAATGCCTCGATAAAATCTCCGAAAATAAAGGAACCGTCGATTATAACAAAGTGTCTTGAGTTTTCGGTAATTATAATATCTTCGGCCAACTTTTCAGCGTTTGAGTATTTCAAATAACGCTCATCTATTTCGATTGCCCTTGGAGGAGTTATATATCTGGACGATAGTTTTTTGTCAATTTTAATATTGATTTCAATAGGTCGTATTTCGATAGGATTTTTAAGCATACTAATTTATAATTATACTACAAAATACGCAAATATCGTATAACTTCCTACTGTTTTCTACCCAAATCTTTACCCTTAAAAAAATTCAGGGGGGACTAACGCCCCCGTGAATAAAGTGTCCTATTTATTAACCCTAAAAACACGAAAGACTTAATTAAACTTTTTTTTACTTCTGCTTAATAGCAGGAGTCCTGACATTGTACTTGCGCTACAAAGGATACGTTCGATTCTTGATTTATTTGGAGCAAAAACAACGAACCCTATTCCGGTTACCAGCAATGTAAAACCAATTGTTCTAAGTGTTTTCATTTAATATTTGTGCTTATATTATCAAATGAATAAACAAACGTAGTATCGGACTTTCCTTTCTTTTGCTCAATTATCAATTTAGGTTCAATCCTTTTCTTTGAAACAAGTTCTTCTGTTTTGGAAGAACATTGATAAACACCAAATACTAGCCCTGCAATAGCAACAACCACCAGTATTTTAAACATTGTCCAAAGTGGCGTTAAGTCTATATTCATAAAATTATTGTTTTGGAAGACTTTAAAAATAAAAACAAATTATGTTTTATAACAGAGGTAAAAAAAATTACAAAAATTTTACATTTCTCAAGTGTTTTATGCATTTTTTGCAATTTACTTTTTCGGTATTAGATGTGCTTGTTATTGTACAAGACTGCCAACGTTTATTTGTTTTACATGGTATTGTTTTATAATGTATCATATTCTATTTTTTCATTTATTATTGAAAACTCTATGCCCTTTTATAAAATCACCCCTAAATAATAGAGAAGGTTTTTCAGTCCAATTTAAACCATCCTAAAAAAAATATTTATCCTACTTCTACTTCAGAAATTATAACTTCTGTAAATCCTAAGTCCAGACTAATCCCGTCGCTATTGGGTGTTGTCCCATGCTCAGCGGCAAGTTTAGATAATTCCGCATTCGCCTCTTCCAAACTTTTATAAGCCTGCTTTTTAACATAAGAACCAAACAGGCCTGAATCTTCAGGCGATACTAGTATATATAATTTCATATTATTTCTGCGCCATGACAGGTAATTCTTACTTTTGTACAATTTTTTTGTGTCTCACACCTGTAATTTCAGATACCCGCGCTTAGTTTTATCCTATAATTGATAACCTAGCCTTTTGTCTTTTGCGTAGTTTCCTAGCGTTTGACAAGGAAAATTGTCGGACTGTGGTATAACTTCTTGGTTATTTATAATACTGAAAGAATCGGATTCAGGGATAAAAGAAATAAATTCTTTTACCGCTTCGAGAGACACCGGCTCGTTACCTAATACGACTACTGTCTTACTGTTAGTGCAAATCTGAAGTTTCATGATCGAAACATTTGAAGTAGTGTTGTGCGAATTTTGATTACAAATTTAGAAATATTTTCTTTATGCGAAAAATAATTTAAAAAATATTTCACAAAACACTTGACTTATATAGTTCTTTTGCACTATATTTGTATAAACAAAATAAGACAAAAACATTTAAACAAATAAGACGATGAAAACAGTATCAACAACAGGACAATCATTAGAAGTTAAAAGAGAAATTAATTTAAAAACTTTAGAAGTGTCTCGTAAGGCTATTTCAGTTGGGCAAAGAATAAACGGGAGAGGGGGTTTTAATTTTGTAATTAACTCTATTGTTCTTACCGATGATGATTTTGTAGGCGACGATATTAATGTAAGAAATGAGAATGGCGAAGAAATAAGAATATGCTCTTATACACTAGGGAATTATAAGTTTCTTTAATAAGAAACGCGGGAACTGCGAAAGTGCCAATTTAAAAATTAAAAACAGTTAAAATTAAACGATAATGAAACGATTTGCAAGGCTTAAACATAATGGAGAGGCAGTAGCTATTATGACGACAGACGACAAAGATTTTAGTAATGTAATACCTAAAAAAGGAAACGAACCAGCAAAAATTAAAGTAATTAGTCTTGGTTTCACTGAATATATAACTGTAGTTTTTAGGAATGAGCCGCATTTTAGTTCAAATATTGGGCTTAAATTTAACGATTTAGAAGACCTTCAATTTATTTAATCTTCAATCGTGGGTACTACGTAGTGCCGGATAAACAAATATGAAAAATTTAATTAAAGATTTTGTTCAGCATTTGATTACTGATAATTTTTTAGGGTTTTTAGGAATAGTATTTTTTCTTGCTTTTTTACTCTCATTGTTTTTTGCAGCCCAGAGCGTAAACATAATCTTTAAATTTTTTTTATTGATTGTAAGTATGTTAATTCTTGCTTTGCAAAAAGCATTAAACAAGAAAAAATAACCTTCACCACATGGATATAGGACAAAAAATAAAAGAAGAAAGAGAGAAGCAAGAAATGACCCAATACGCACTTGCAAAGAAAATTGGAGTTAACACCTCTACTATTCAAAACATTGAAAACGGCAATAGAAGTAGTAAAAGAGGCGTAGGCACAGAGTTGCTTGACAAAATTGCTGAATCCCTGGGATTAGAAAACAGGTACCTTGTAGAAAAGGATGCCGGTAAATAGGTTTTTTTGCGGGGGAATTAAAAATTTGTTTTATTGCAGGCATATAAGATTAAATCTTATAGCAATTTAAATTAGAAAAATCGCGGGGCCTTGCTCTGCGATTTTTTTTGTTACCGTTCATCATCATATTTATACGTTCATCACAATTAGTTATACATATTTGTACAATACTATTATCTTTACATCATCAAACAGGGAGAGACAAACCCCCTCCCGTATCCCGCCCAGCTCACGAGGCGCAAATCGGAGTTAAACAATGAAAAGTTATAAAAGACTGTACGAGGAAAAGTATAATGAAGAATACTCTTTGTCATTAACGTGGGGAGACGTTGATGATTTTTTAGGCGCGCATTTCAGAGCCGAAAACTACGCTACGGAAGAAGTAGCAAAAACATACAGCGATGATGTCTATGAAGCTGCTTATTCATCCGCGTATCAACAATCGGGTTTTTGTTCAGAAGAAGCCGCAGAATATGCGGCGAGCGCAGCAATTCACGCATCAACTCTAGCATATTCCGAGGCCCTAAAATGGGTTAAAGGCGAGCCTAAGGTTGAGCCTAAAAAAGAAGTAGAATATATTAACTTAACCCCACACGAGGTTAAGTTAAATACTGGCGAAACGTACCCGACAAGCGGGACAGTTGCAAGGGTTTCCACGTCGTTTATAGAAATCGAAGAGAAAAAATTTAGACAAAAATACGGGGAAATCGAAAATCTGTCGGAACCCCAGGAAAACACATTATATATTGTTTCCGCTATTGTTTTTGCGGCAACAGACAGGAAAGACGTAATTGCCCCTGCAACAGGACACGTTTCTACCGTTAGAAACGAAAATGGGCAAATTGTAAGTGTCCCAGGATTTATAATAAAATGATAAAAGAACTTTGCCCGGCGTGCGGTAAAACGCACGCCTTTACCCTTCCGGATATGCTGGAAGTAGACACCGTTTTATTTAGATGCCAGAAGCCTGCACAAAAGTTGCAGGCTATTTGGTTTTTTCACCCGCGAGCGGAAGGCAGGTTTTATGTAGATGTTGCGCCTAATACTGCATACATACCGTTTATGTTGCGAAAAATTCGTAAAGAAGCGGGCTTGTCGCAACAGCAGTTGGCTGAAATGCTCGGCGGTGGCGGATACACCGATAAGGTTGTATCGGCAATCGAATCCGGAAAACGAAAAGTTGGCCTGCAACTATTGCAGGCATGGGCGGATGCTTGCGAGAAAAACCTTGAAATAGATTTTTGGTAAAATTAAAATCGCGGAGCCTTGCTCTGCGATTTTTTTTGTACTATTTTGTTATTTGTTGTACTTTATAGAGAATCTTTCAAAAACAATGAAAAATATTTTGCTTTATGTATTGACATTTAACAAAAAATAATTATCTTTGTTATGTCAATGCAACGGAGCAATGACTAAAACTTTTAAGAAAATGTTTGTAGCTCGTAAATCAAACCACATTCAAGAAGATATTATAAGAAATTGGTCTTCATGGAATTTTGGAGAAGAAGGATTTAAAGGAACAAAGGATGAGCTTGAAAGTTATTTAGAAAAATCTACAGACAATTCACCTGTTTGGATTTCTGGTTTTGATATTTACCCAGACCAAATAAAAGACTTTTCTTTTGGCGAACTATTCCCTAATTATTGGGTTGCTATTGATTATGTAAATGCAAAAAACGGACTTTCTTGTATTGATTTGAATGCCGAAACTCTTGAAGAAGCTATTAAAGAAGCTGAGTCAAGAAATGATTATTTTGGTGACGGTCAAAGTTTTGATGCTACAGAGGCAAAATTAGTTTACTCAAACGGAGACATTCACATTTTTAAAATTGAAGATTGATATGAAAAATCCTAACAAACCCGAAAAAAAACAAGGCCGGGGCGGAGACAGGGGTGGTAGTAGGCCAGTTGGGAGAAATCAAAAAAGCATGACGTTTAGAATTAATTTTGAAAACTTGGCTTACTTAGATTCAATGCCCAACAAGGGCGGGTATTTAAACAAGCTGATTGAATTAGACAGAAATTCAAAAAAATAATCCCTCAACCATAGCCAGGCTAACCACCCGGCTTTTTTCTTTTTTAACCTGTTTGTAACCTACGCTTTGATTTTTTGCCATGTGTTTAGCACATTGGCAATTTTTTAATTGCTCAGGCTCGCGAAGCATTTTTAACTCTCTTCATCCAATTTGGAGTAAATCCTACTTCAGATATTTCAGGATTGTATTCATCCTTAGATTCATCGTAGTTAAGAGTGTAAATGAGTGCTTCTTCGTGAGCCAGCTTAAAAGACGCTAATTTTTCTTTTAACTCATCTTCATTAAGGGTTTTCCGGAAGGGGATAACATTGTTCATCATGTTTTGATAGGCCTTTAATTCACCCTGCATCAGTAATAAGGTCTCCCTTAACTTTTCAGTCTCCTTAACTTTTTCCCGTAATTCTTCAAGTTCTTTTTGAACAGATTCGCTACCGACAACCTTTTGCATTGCCGATAATTCAGCTTCATTATTTTGATAAATTGCCGCATTCCAGTCAATATGCAAGGCTTTAGATAACTTAAGAATTGTTTCCAAAGTCAAACCGCCTCCCCTACTAAGGTATTGTAGTTTTGAAGGTGGAAGCCCCATTGCCCTTGCAACAACACTTATACCTTTTTCAGCAATAAGATGATTAATCATTGCAATCAAATCAGAGTGCTCAGATACCTGAATTGTGTCATTTGTTTTTTGCGGATTATCCATAATAAAATTTGGTTTAATAATTTTTATATTTTTTAGCTCATAATTTTTGCATATATTTGCATTAATCGTACTTGATAAAGTCAAATAGGCGATACAAAGCAAACGCTAATTTTTATACTTTGCAAATCTTTGCGTTAAAATAATAATAATTTTAATCTATGTCTACGACACAAAACACTACGCTATCTCTTTTTTATCAGGCAAAAGCCGTATGCCCATTTTTTACGGCACAACTATTAACCGACATGATTAATGAGGAAGATAGAAAAGAAAAGTTTAAAAAAGAGTACACCCGCCAAATGGTGTACAATGCTACACGCGGACGCTCTGACTCGGACGAGGTTATTGATAATATGCTTAAAAGGATAATTTCAGGGGAGGTTAACCCTGAAGAGTTTTTATCTCTTGAAAAGAAGTAAAAGTTTACGTATTACATCATTAATTAATCTCAATTGAGATGAAAGAGACTATTAGTCACAAGCACACCCTTTCTTCTGACCCAAGATTGCGCGCCATGGTTGCCGAACATGGGGCGACCGGGTACGGCTTGTATTGGTGCATTATAGAAATGCTGTATGCTGAAAAAGGAAATAGGCTTCAGCGAAAAGAGTATATTTTCTTAGCAATTGCTCAACAAATGTCAACAAGTGTTGAACATGTGTTAACACTTGTTGAACAATGCTTGAACAAATACGAGTTATTTGAGGGCGATAATGAGTTTTTTTGGTCAAACATGGTAAATGAGGGTGTTTTACAGCAAAAAAGCCTATCAAACAAGCGTTCTCAGGCTGGTAAGGCTAGTGCTGAAAAAAGAAAACAATACAAAAATTTAACAAATGTTCAACAAGTGTTAACAAGTGTTGAGCAAAATTCAACAAAAAATGAGGTAAAAATTGATGAAAATAACCTTGAAAAAGCACATGATTTGGGGGGTCTATATATAGGGGGGGTAAATAAAGAAGATAATATTTCTTCTAAGAAAGAAAATATAGATACTAAAAAAGAAAAAGAGATAAAGAAAAAGAGTGTGAGAAAAAACGAAAGTCCTTATCTCGATTCCCCACCCACTTGCGAAGAGGTTTCTGAATATTTCTTTCTGAAAACAGGATTGCCTATAAACGATGAAAACAGAATTGCAGCAAAGAACTTTCACGAAGAATTTGTCAATCACTACTCAATCACCGGCTGGAGGTATGGGAAACAAAAGATTCCGATTCAAAATTGGAAGCTATCGGCAAAGACAGACTGGATGATGCAGTACGTAAAAACACAACACAATGGAAAATTCATTAACACAAAAACAGAGACACCAGACCAATACAAGAATCGGATTGGCAGAGAACT